TTTAACTTAGAACACGACCAAGCGCAAACCGTACCTGCATTTATTTTGGAAAGTTGGATAGTCGACAACCCACAATTAGATAAATCATTTACTACGTTTGGAATTGAAGTTCCTAAAGGCACGTTAATGTTAACTGCTCAAATTACTGACAAAGAATATTATAACGAGTTAGTAAAAAACGAACAAATTGGATTTTCTATTGAAGGGTTTTTGGGATTAAAATTAAGTAATCACATAAAACAAAATAACATGAACAAATTACCCGATGGGGAGCACCTAATCGAAGGTAAAATCTACGTTGTAAAAGGCGGTGAGATTATCGAGATTAAGGACGCACCTAAAGAAGAAGTGGCTATGGAAGACACGGTAGTAGAAGAAGAAGTAACAACTGAAACTGAGCCTATCGACGAGCAACCTGCACCCGAAGAACTTGAAGAAGTTGTGGCTGAAGAAGTTGAAATGGCTGTTGACGTAGCTACGGATGCTGAAGCTGTTTTAGCAATTGTTGCTCCTGTATTAGAAGAGCAAGTTAACAACCTATTAAAGATTATCGCTGACCTAAGAACTCAAATGGAGGAAATGTTAGCGGAAAGAGCTGAAGACGAAATCGAATTAAAGTCTGAAGTTAAAATGAGTATTGCTGAAAAGTTCAGCGCATTAAATAAATTAAGTAATAACTAAAAACAAATACAAACACAAATGGAAAGAAAATTAAAATTTGATTTGGACATTGAAAACAACGCGTTGCTTTGTCCTAACCCTAACGAGTTCTACTCTCGTGCTTATTTAACAGCTGATGTTGCTGATACTTACCGAGCTTTGCCGGGTATCAAATCAAAAACAAAATTAGCTAACGTTGCTTTCGGTTCAATCCTTAAAGCTTCAACTTGTAACTTCGAAGCTCCAACTGATACTTTGGACGCTATTGATATCGAAGTTTGTCCATTCTCGGCAATGGCGCAAATTTGTCAGTTTGACTTAGAACAATCATTTGTTGCTTTGCAAATGACACAAGGCTCTAATGGTGATTTCTCTGTAGCTTCTTTCATGAACTACTATTGGGGTGAAATGGCTAAGCAAATCGAAGAGGATATCGAATTAATCAGATGGCAAGGTGATACAGGAAGCGAAAACCCGCTTTTGGCTTTGTGTGATGGTTACTTAGTTAAACTTTGTGGTGATTCAGCTAACTTGGCTTACACTAATGGTGGTGCTATTGACTCTACAAACGTACTTGATACTTTGAACTTAGTAGTTAATGGACTTCCTGCATCAGTTAGATTTAAGAAAACAGATTTAAGAATCCGTGTTTCTTCTAACGTTGCTGCTGCTTACGAACTTGCTGCTGCTGCGGGTAACACCTTGACTTATGTTACTGCTCCATTGCAATCTACTTACTTAGGAATTAAAGTTGTAGTTTGTGAGGGTATGCCAGACAACACTATCGTTGCTTCTTTGAAAGACGATTTAGTTTATGCATTCGACGCTGAAGGTGATTCTAAAGCATTGAAAGCAGTTAATTTGACTGATACTGTAGCTGAGCCATATATCCGTACACGTGCAAACGTTAAGGCTGGTTTCTTCTATACTAACCCAAGTCAAATTTCTGTTTGGTCAGCTTGTTTTGACTAATCAAAAATAAATAATAATGGGGGTGTAAAAACCCCCTATTTTAAATAACTTAAAAAAATATAAAATATGTCATGTGAAGCTTTAGAAGGAATTGTTAAGTCGTGCGACAACAACTCTGGAGGGATTTACAAGGTATGGATTAACCAACAGGATAACATCGATTCATATACATTGAATCCTACGTTAACTTGGACCATTGATTCAATTACTTTGGTAGACCCTGCCGATATTTATACTGAATTCGAAATCCGTCGTAATACGGGTTCATATACTGAAGAAGCTGCCATTGATTTGGTTAATGGTTCTTCTTATTACACTCAAACCATTACTTTAATGTTCCATAGAAGAGACCAATCTAAGTCTCAAGCTATAATAGTTTTAGGAGCAGGACAACAGTATCTTAACGTGATTGTTCAAGATGCTAATGGTAAGTATTGGTACTTCCCTTTTATGCAATTAACTGGAGCTGCTGAAGGTTCGGGTACTGCAAGAGCTGATGGTTCTAAGTATTCCGTAACTCTTACTGCTGAGAATGAGTTTTTAGCATACGAGGTTACTGAAAGCACGGTTGAATCTGTAATTACTGTAGCACCGTAATTTAAAAGCTTTCTCCAAGCAAAATTAGCACTCTTCGGGGTGCTTTTTTTTTAAACAAAAAGACGAACTAATTTAATATAGTTGTGATATACATAAACAAAGACGAAGTAAATAATATAGTATTAACGTTAAGCGAAGTTAGTAGTTTAACAAATCCTTTTTATTTATTCGTGTTTCAAAATGAAATGAATCCCGAAAGTGACCCTATTTTATTTTCTACTGCTGACATCTCGGCATATCCCGAAAGATACAATCAATTCTTATTAGATGAACCCGTAGACGTAGAATTAATCAAAGGTCAATATTCTTACTTTGTTTATGAATCACTTACAGCACCAACTGAAATTGAAGACACTACAGGCGTAGTTATCGAAGAGGGGAGAATGGTTGTTTCTGGTGCTATTGTAAATTCAATATACGACTAATTATGGCTTGGTACAATATATTTAAACAAAGTGAAAAACAAGGTGTTGAAGTTGTGGAGGGCTATCATAGTTTTTCTACACCTTTTGCTAAGATTGGCGGTGCAAATCTCGCATTACCTTATGTAAATGGACGCTATCAAGTCGCTGGTTACGTTCCTTTTGGGCAGGATAACCTTTACCCAGAGATACTTAACCAAATGTATTACTCGTCACCTTTACACGGTGCTATTGTAGACTACAAAGTAAACGCTGTTATTGGAGGTGGGTTTACAATTCAAACTGAAAAGCTAACAAACGAAGAGAAATTAGAGCTTTACGCATTCGAAAAGAAGATAAAACTAAAAAAGGTAGCTGCAATTACTACAAAGCAGTTAGTAATCCATAATAGAGTTTACTTTAAATTATGTTTTTCAGAGCGCGGAAAACTAACGAAGATAGAAAACCTATCACCCGAGAAATTAAGACGTTCAGAGGATGGAAAAACGTACTTTATTTGCGACGACTGGGCGTCGAGAATAGATGTGTTTGAAATTACGCCCTACCATCCGTTAAGTAATGAGTATGAGCAGCTATTTATTTATGAGTTACCTTGTATTGGGCAAGACTATTACCCATTACCGCAGTATTCAAGTGCGTTAAACTTTGCTTTTTTAAGTGGTGAACTTAGTTATTTAGCAAAATCAAACATTCAAAACGCTGTTTTCCCGTCTTTTGCTATGATGTTCCCTAAGCGTCCACAAAGCGAAGAGGAAAAGAACGTACTACGTAGAACAATTGACAAGCTTAAAGGCGCTGAAAACGCAGGGAAAGCGGTTGCATTCTTTGCTAACTCAGCAGAACAGATGCCAAAGATTGAAAGTTTACCAACTAATTCAAACGACAAGTTATTTCAAGAAGCTTCAGCGTTAAACACGGAACAAATATGTTTCGCTCACACTATTGACCCTATACTAATGGGTGTTCGTACAACGGGAGCTTTGGGTAGTGGCTCAGATATCAAACAAGCTTACGTGATATTCGAAAAGAACGTGGTTAAACCATTACGTGAAATCGTTCAGGATATCTTTAACGAGTTGTTACATATTTCTAAAGTAAAAGGCGAGTTAGTAATTAATAACTTTCAAATCATTAACGAGACTATTGTTGAAGTTGACGAAGAAGCATCTGTATTAGCTACTCGATTAAGTTCATTAAATCCCGAATTACTAAATAAGGTATTGGAAAACATGACACCCGACGAAATCCGTTCTTTGGCAAGTTTACCGCCCGTTGTTAAACCTGAAACTCCAGCATAATGCTTTACTTTATAACTGAAAACTACCTAAAGACGAACACACCTATAACGGCAAATGTAGACGTTACAGATGTTACTCCATACATAGCAACACAAGCGCAATTACGAGTAATGCCTATCTTAGGAACCGTGTTTTTTAATTATATGCTTGAAGTATATAACACACAAGCGGCAGCGCCAGGAAGTCCTGAAGAAACACTAATCAAATTTATTCAACCTATTGTGGCTTGGCGTTCTGCTGAAGATGCTGTATTCGGTTTAACCTACCAACTGAAAAACAAAGGCTTACAATTACAAAACGGTGACTATTCAAGTTCAGTAAGTCAACGCGAAGTGGCATTTGGAATGGAACACTACGCACAAAAGGCTTCATTCTTTGAACAAAGACTAATTAAATACCTAATCAAAAACAAGAATCTTTTCCCTGAATTTATTTCTGAAGAGAATAGAGACACGGATTTACGTCCTATGATTGACTGCCACGGATGTACTGGATGCTGTCACGGGACTTGTAACTATGAAAATGGAAACGGATATAACAACCAAATTTTAATATTGTGATAGATTTAAATCAAATTTTTTCAGTAATTAAAAAGCAAGGAGCGACAGGAGTTTTAGCTATTTGGCTATATTACACGCATTCAGATGTACAAGATTTAAAACAACGCCTTTATGACTGTTATGGTAAAGCGAATAGCTCAGTTACAAAACCAATTGCTGACGATAACAATTTTGCTATTGTACCAAAAGATGAACTAATCGAAGAATGAGCTACGACTGGCTAAAAGAAGAGAAAGCACCGCGAATATTAGTTCAAGCTGTTAAACAACTTGGAGTTAAAGAGATTGTTGGTAAACAACACAACCCTATAATTTTAAATTGGGCGCGTGAATTAAAGCTTTCAAGTGTTTACAATGCAGACGAGATTCCGTGGTGTGGTTTATTCATAGGCTATTGTTGCCATATGGCAGGATTAGAAGTAATTAACAAACCATTGTGGGCGTTATCGTGGTCTAATTGGGGAAATGAAGTAACAGAAGCAATGTTAGGCGATGTATTAACATTTAAAAGAAATGGTGGTGGACACGTAGGGATTTATGTTGGTGAAGACGATACACATTTTCATGTGTTAGGAGGTAATCAAGGTAATTCGGTTAGCGTTTCACGAATAGCAAAGAGTAGATTATATAAAGCACGTAGAACAGCGTGGAAGGTAGCACAACCTTTAAACGTTCGAAAGGTGCAATTAGAACCAAAAGGAGTAATAACAACAAACGAGCAATAAAATGGCAAAGAAAAAAAAGGTAGATGTAGAAATTCAAGTGAATGATGCGTCTTTAGAAATCCACAAGGATGAAACAATTAACGAAGTGAAGTTAGACACTAAAAACTTAGACATTGAAGTTAAAAAAACGGATGATACCATCGAGGTGAAAGTCGACGCACAGAAGCCGATTTTAAATTTTGTAGGAAAAGTTTTAGGAAGATACATTTCTAAGAAATTAAAATAGTATATTTGCAATGCTTTTTTCATAATTGATTAATTGTTAACGGGAAACCCTTACTTCGGTAGGGGTTTTTTAGTTTATAGAATTAAGAATTAACGATTACTCCTTTTGGGTATATATATATAATTATTTAAATTTATGAGGGATACCCCCGTAAGCAATTATTGCTAATTCTTAATTCTTAGAAAAAATATTTTAAAATAAATGTAACCTATATTAAAAAGAATAAGTATATTTGTTCAACAATTAAACTTTTTAACTATGAAAAATTACTTTTTTGA